CACCCGACGACCGGAATATCAATGATATTGCTTCAAAAGGGGTAGCTGCGTACGCTACCTACCACAGTGTTAGGAACCACCGTAGCCCGCACTGTCACAGACGCCCAAAGTGCTATTGTTTTATACGGCAACCCGCCGATTACCAGTTGAAGTCAGCCGTCATCTTCTTGACCTTCAACAAATCTATTATATTGACCACCTCCTGATCAACATTTATTGTTCTGGTACTATCATCATTTCTGCAAAACCACAGAGTCAATACCTTCGCCAGCTCAGAGATCATAGGATTCAGTGGTTCTGTGCACAACGGTACGTCACCTAACAAAAAATCCAACGTCCTGAACATACCTTTACCTAAGTGTGTCCACACCTCCGGATAAGTGTTCTTCAACCATGTTCTCACACTAAATTCCTTAGTTTGTTTCAACACCATAATACCAAATTTTATTTCCATAGAGTATCTTGAATACCTTCCATAACCAATCAATTTAGACAAATATCTCGTGTAAGTATAGCGTCTATCGCCAATTAACCATTCACTGAATGGAAACTGAATTAATCTTCTAGTAGATAGGAAACGTAATTTAGCTCTACACCCTCGTTTGATTATCTCATTGACCCACAACCTCCTTGAATTTCCAGCTACACCGCGCATACCGCTTGATACGTATATGTCTGCCAACTGTTGCGCAGCCATCTTGTCGGCCACCGGTTTATCTAAACTCAATTGCAACCTAGACGCTTCTGCTCTCATCTTATCACTCCTAGTAGTCGTCTTGGTCAATACTTTGAATCCGGCAAACTTCAGATTAGGTACACTTGGAACTATCTCATAGTTGATCCAGTCACTCCTGAGGCCCAAACCTCCTTGCCTTACTGGTACTCCCCAAGCAATAGATGGTAGTTTATATTGTTTGCACATAAATGAGGCAACATTCTTGAACAAGCCGTCCGCACCAACAATCCCACGTCTTACTAAAGTGGCTGCCGCCGTTGAAATATTGCGCATAGAGGCCACTACATCCCAATCTCCTGAACTCGTGGGCTTGCTTTGACTTAACGTCGCAACCCCTCGTGCAGCGTATCCAGCAACCGTTTCACCCGTGATATTTTGTCGCAGAAATTCTGCGTGTAGTCCATACTTGCTACGATTACTCTCTATTCCCACCAAACCATAACAAAGATCCAGCATCATTGCCTCTAGCTGGGTTCGGACAATCATTAAGCCATCGTCACCTCGCCGGTATTCTGCTAGTATTTCAATTTTCTTATTAAACACGACTTCAGCCATATCTAAAGCTAACTGATTACATATTATGTTAAAGTACAGATCAATCGCTGCAGTAAGGTACCAACCACTTTGAACTCCGCCTTGTACCTGAAAATCGCTTTGGCTAGGATCATCGGCATCCATGCCCCTCGGTACTCGGACAACACTATTAAGTACAGCCCTAATCATCGTTGATCTTGACCACTCGATATCACTAACTACAGCGGGATCTGTTGCTCTGAAAATTGCTCTGTCACACATAATTTCGATAAAATTGACCACGAACTCATTACTAATTTGACGATCCTCGGCCTTGTAGTCAAAACCCAATGGTACATTCCCTCTTTCCAGAAGCAACTTTATTTTGTCCACCCTACGCTGCCAATCAGCTGTTGTTTCAGTAAATGAGCTACCGAGCCAATCGTCAAACTGATCTTCCACCATCTTGCCCACGTATGACATGGGCCAATACAATCTCGTGTCACAGCCAACCACCGGTCTTCGTTTACCTAATTCCTCTTTGACAATAATCTTGTTCACATACGGTAATCGAGTGTCAGTGCCCATCTCGATTAATTCATCATTATCTAACACATCCTCCATAGCATTCTTAGGCACCCTTAACTTTTCTGTCACTCCATCGTCATACACGAGCTCCAATTTGGTAGTCAACCCGCTTGCCCCTGTTGTTTTCCAATCATCGGATTTTAAATAATCGGTATACCTACGCATTTTCACATTCTTATATTTAGCAGGCCACATATCTTCCATGACTTGTCTAAGACTCCTCTTGGTACAAATTAGAGTTACGCCCTTTGTTGCAGCCATCGCCGCGGCTTCCTCCTTCAATTTTTGTCCTGGTGCCCACACAGTATGATATCCGACCAACACGTGTAGTTCCA